GTGATGAGTGCTACTGCTTCTTCGGGGGCTAGGTTTTCGATTGTGTCCACAACGGTGTCGAACTGTTCTTCGGTGAGGGGGATGTCTGTGTCGCCAGCGTCTAGGAGGGCTTCTACGAGTTCGGGTGGTAATTCTGCGATTAGTTCTATTGGGAGCGTGTCAAGCGTTTCTGGTGCGCCTAGTGGCATGTCTGGTGGCAGAGGCATGGTGTCGGGTGGTTCAGTCATGGTGTCTGGTAGTTCAAACAGGTCTTCGACAAACGGTAGCGTATCGGGTGGATAAATAGTAGGGTACGTGTCGGGAGGGAGATTTAATGTTTCTGGTGGATATGTTTCAATCTCTGGTAGTACGAGGGGTGGTATCTCTGACATGGCTGGCGGCTCTATTTGTGGTAGAGGAACCGTTGCTGGCGGCTCTGGCATTGTCGGTTCTGGTTGGGGTGTGGAAGTTATTTGAGGTGTCGAAGTAGTCGATACGTTTGCTACAGGCACAGTCGTAGAGGGTGCAGTAGTAGTAGTGGTCGTCGTTGTAGTCGTGGATGTTGTTGTGGTGTCCCATGATGTTGTTGTCTCCTGAATAGTTGTTGTTGTTGGGATGCCGTTAGTTGTGAACGCTTCGTCTGGCACGATTGACCAACCAGTGTTGTCAATGTTCCAAGCAAGCATTACACACGTTCCCCCGCCGTTCTCGTACATCCAAAGGTCTAGTGGTTGGCTGCCTGCACTAATGTCTATCTGTCCCGACTCGTAAGCCGAACAGCCCTGGTCGCCCCAGTTGCCCCATTCGTTACCGTCAATGTTGATGATGCCACCGTCATCTGAAGCCAACCAAAACTCAATCGTGTCATGCTCAGGTATCTCGATGAAGCCTGTCATGTGAACCATGAACAAGTCGTTTGTGCAATCTAGGTATGGTTCACCGTCGTAGGAACGGTTGATGTTGTTTTCCACTTCACTACCACATTCGGTATAGATGTTGTCTGACCGTGTAGGAGGTACAGCATCAATCGTGTAGTAGGTGGTTTGTAGTCCTGCTATCGGTTCAGCGTTAGCAGTTGGTGCGAACAGTGCGAGTATTGCTACTGGCGCAAATATCAGCCAACGAGAAGTGCGAGCCACATTATTCAGGCTCAACTACTGGCGCAACAAAATCTGTGCCGTTCCACAACATGCCGATGCCTGCATAAAAGCCACGAAAGTTGTTGTTATACGAAGTTTGTATCCACTCACCATCCAAACCAAGTGATGCAATAAATGCTTGTCCTGCTGTTTCGGACTCTGGTAGCGAGCCACCAGCGCAATCAGAATTGGCTACAACAATTACCTGTTGAACAACACCGTTAAAAACTTTAGCGAAATGTGCCATAACTAAACCTTAAACCTAACAAACACTATTCCAGCACTACCATTCCCGCCGTTCACCGATGTGCCAGCAGATGATGCGCCACCACCACCAGACGCACGATTCGCTGTTGCATTAGAACCAGCACCAACAGAACCACCCGCACCACCAATAGAAGAACCGCCTGCGCCACCAGTAGTTCCACCGCCACCACCGCCACCACCAATAAATCTCGATGACCCACCAATGAACGCTGAAACATCAAAGCCAGCACCACCAGCACCACCAGTTACACCAGACGCAACCCCACCGACAGCACCAACACCGCCACCACCACCAGAGGTACTAGTGCTGGCTATGCCTGCACCACCGTCAAAACCTTGATAACCATAGCCACCAATCATTTGATTAGCGGCTGCGTTTGCCCTTGCACCACCACCACCACAACCACCAGATGAAGCAGACCACCAGTCGGACCCAAGATTTCCTGCACCTTGTCCACCTCCAGCATTCAACAAAACTGTGCCGACCGAAGTTCCTGAACCGTTTAATATCACACCTGCTGCCGTACCAGTTCCACCACCACCAATGGTAATAGTTGTATTTGCAGAAATATAAACTGTGGATTGCTGCTTACCGCCAGCACCGCCACCACCACAAGATTGTGTTGAACCAGATGTCGTGTATGCGCCAGCACCGCCACCACCAAAAGAAAGAATGTCAAACAAACCTGCTGTGGTCACAGTTAATGTGCCTGTAGTTTGAAACTCTAAATACTGATAATTGACACCTGAAATTGTTACTGCTGTTGGCGCACCGATACCACCTGTAGCAACACCATACGCTTGACCAACATCAACAGTCGTGTATGCGCTCACGTAACCAAGTTGCCGTCTATCAGCCATTACAACTCCTCAACAATCGGGGCAACAAAATCTGTGCCATCCCAAGTAAAACCGATACCTGCATATGCACTACGAAAATTTGCATTGTATGAAGTTTGTTTCCAATCGCCATCCAAACCTAGTGATGCAATAAACGCTTGACCAACTGATTCCGATTCAGGAAACTCTTTGTTGCCACAATCAGAGTTAGCAACAACAATAACTTGTTGAACAATCCCGTTGGTTACTTTTGCAAAGTGAGCCATAATTAAACCTTAAACCTTACATACAGAATACCTGAACCACCGTTACCACCTGTGAATCCAGTTGTGTTGGCACCACCTCCACCGCCACCCGAACCTGTGTTGGCTGTTGCTGCTGCACCATTTGCTGCACCCGAACCACCAGCACCAGCACCAGTTGAACCTGCTGCACCACCAGTTGTAGAACCGCCACCTCCACCGCCTGCACCAACAAAAGTGACAACAGTTCCACCAGTGAAAGTTGTAAGTCCTAACCCAACCCCGCCAGCACCACCAGTAACAGTTGCAGCGTTCCCTCCAACAGTCTGTGATGACCCACCTCCGCCACCACTTGAATTAACAATAGCGTCACCGCCAGCGAAACCAAACGCAGAAGAAAGCAACGATATTGAACCAGTTGTTTTTCCTGTATCACCGTGAGCGCCACCGCCAGTACCTAATGTAAGCACCACACTTGCAGCAGTTAAGTCACCTCTACCAGCGCCACCACCAACAGCAACCACCTGACCAACAGCAGAAAAAGCACCATGAGTACCTGAGTTGTTTGCGTTGCCACCTGCACCGCCAGCACCAATAGTGACTGTCTGGTTGGCTGAGAAATATTCTGTGGTTTGAAGCACAACACCACTTCCACCACCGCCACCACCACGAGTTACTGTGGCAGGAGCACCGCCACCACCTGCACCTGCACTCACCAAGAAAATGTCAAACAGCCCACTTTTAGTAACAGTCAAAGTGGATGAAGATGTAAACGCAAGCATGGTGTAAGCAACACCGCCAACGGTAATGCTTGAACTTGTGCCACCTGTAGCAGCGCCATACACCTCAGCGTAAACAGATTGAACAGCCGAACCACTTACATAGCCCATCGTTCCACGACTAGCCACAATTAAGCGATTCTGTTAACGAAGCCGTGCAAAACAATAACGTTAGCCGTACCAGCAGCAGCCTTAACAATCTTCGCAGTCGCATTACCCTGCAACAACAAACCAGGAATCACAGTAACCAAACCCGCCTCAGGAAGAACAGTCACCTCGATAGTTGCATCAGGGTCAGTAACAGCACCCCAACCGATAGTCAACTTTACAGAAGCAGACGAAGTGTTAACCGCATACAACCAAACCTCATCAATCGTTGCAGGAGTAGTAGACGCAGTATGAATCGTTGTGCCAGTAGCAATAGCCGTCTGGTCAACCTTAATACCCAAACCAGTACCCGTAGTACCGCCAGTAGGTTCTAAAGTTTTCTTTGTAAATGTTGCCATGATTGCTCCTTAACTAAAGACTTGGATTGCCATAATGTTTTGGTCATCATCAAAAGTTACTGGTGAAGCCGCAACAGCCCATGCTACACCGTTCGCAGCAGACGAATCCGCAGTCAACACATGCGTATCAGTACCAACAGGCAAACGATTAAACGCCGACCCAGTAGTAACCAACAAGTCACCCTTAGTCGTCATCGTAGAAGCCATATTGTTCACTTCATCCGCATCATCAGCCGAAAACACCGGATAGATCGTTGCACCAGAACTATGCGAAACAGCAGTCGTGTCATCCTGCCCGCGAGTCAACGTGAGCGTAGAACCCGAAATAGTTGCCGAACACTTCTCCTCAGACGAAGTACCTGGATCAATCACCACATAAAACGGGACAGAAGCAGTCGAAGGCCAACCTGTGATAGCCGACAAAGTTACCGATGTGTCGC